TTGCTGAATACATAGTCATTTTGATTGTAATAAGTATTCGCTGCAAAAGGAGTTGGATTTCTACCGCCAGCAACAGGAGTTGTTGGGGTTTGTGTGACTTGAAGCTTACGCAAGCAGCCAGTATCTTGGACTGTGTGCTGACGGCCCTCGTTAATATAGTCTGTTAGCTCAGAATCGCTATAAAAGTTCCCGTTAGCATCATGCAAAAGCCTACGGACTTCTGTGATATATCCAGATAGTGTTGCCATGTAACTCTCATTTTATCTAACTGCTGAAAGGACTTTTCCCCCAGCCCGTCTCGCGACAGGTAGGGGTACTTTTTCCACCATCGGGGATAACGAACGGTCTTTTTTTGGAGCTTCGGTGCTTAATTCCCATTTAGAAAGGGTCTTTAATCCTTCTTCAATGTCATTTTTGGACTTAATCCACCCAAGCCTTGCCAAATACGGTTCTTTATCATTATCTCCGTAACCAAAAACGTGTTTTGCGACTATCTCAGGCACTTCTACCGTAGAGTTAGGTTTAAACGTGTACTCCACGCCATTCCAGCCATCCACTAATGTAAGGTCAGAATTATTGGTTACAAAGATGGTCAACATTATAAAGTTACAACGTCACCAAATACAGTAATATCGCAAGTTCCGTTTGTCACCGCAGTATTAACTTTAACAAACAAAGCTGGAGCTGTGTAAACAGTCGTAGCTGCCGCTGTTGCCAACGGGATGTCTTGATAAGTTAAGTTGCTAGTAACAGAAGAAGTAACGGTAACATTTGATACGGCATTTGAGGCGTTCCCATCATTGCTGGTGAGAACAACCACGTTTGCTGTAGCAATGCTACCGTTTGCGTTAGCAACAGTAATTTGACGAACGATGTATGCAGTACCTTCGGTCACTGGAATGGTGATAACAGCATTGCCAGTTGAACCTACAGAAGCAGCTTCCGCTTTGCCTAAAGCAACACGGAAACGGTCTGGGTATTTAGAACCTACATGATTCGCAATCATTACTGTCTCCTATTAAGCGTATGTGCTTGATACGTTTTGACCGCCATTAGTACCATACAATGTAATTGTTGGAGTACCAGACAATACGTTTGCACGGAAGTTAGCGCCATCAGACATGATTAAACCGCTAGTGTTATTTGCCAAAGCAATTACCCATGTAGGTGAAGACAAATTGCTAGAAGTGTTCATCTCGATAGTGACGTTAGCTGTCGCAATCATTTGATAAATACCAGCTGGAATAGTCGCTGTTGCATTGCCCAATGAAACTGTTTGGATAAATGCACCAGCGCTATTGGTAGCTGCACCAGATACTAAAATTTTATTTGTTGATAAAGACATGACTATTTCTCCTTAAATTGAAAGTGAATTGTAGCCAGTGACTTTAGTCATCGCTTTAGGTTTAGTATTAACAAGCTCAGCAATCATCAATACAGCGCCTACATAACCGATTTGCCAGTTAGGTAGTGTTGATTCAAAGCCAGTGAACACGAATGAACCTTGGTCATGGATATACAATGACAAGTAATTAGTGTTCAAGAAATACACAGTACCTTCTGGGCAATATGGGTCTGGATAGATTGGCACACCAGCAACCATCAATGCGCGGAACGCAGCTTGTGGGCCGTTTGCTTCACCGTCAAAGCCTGAGCCTGGAGTGATAACATATTGCTCTTGGCCAACATAATCTTGAGCCAACAATGTCCATGTACCGAAACCGCAAACACCGAATGAAGGCACTTCAGCACCGTTTTTAACAGTACCAGAAATGTATTGTAAGATGTTTTGACGAGTTGGGTTTACATTGCCAGCCGCATATTTCTTAGATTTCCACCAAGTATATGTGTTACGGTCAATGCCACCATAAGTTTGCATTGTTGTACCATCATCAACAGCACCAGGTAAACCGATAAATTGTTGAGTGTTGGTTGTGTTGTTGTACAACGCTGTAGCCATCGCGTCCATCATCACGTTTGTAGCATCGTTCATACGAGCTTCAATCAATGGGATAACTGCGTAGTCTTGTTGTACTGCACCTTCCATACCGAGGAATGGAACTGGAGCAATCATAAGTTTCAGATTGAACTCAGCATTGAAAGCACCTTGTTGGACTGAAGGCTGAGCGAATGAACCGCTGTAGTCAGACCATTGTGCATTCACAAATTGTGAGCCTTGCACTGGAACAGTTACTTGAGATACACCACCTGAAGCTTGTTGACTGTTAGCAATCAACGCAGCCATCAAAGGAGTGCTGTTATATAGTTGTACGACCAGTTTCGGGATAAACGCGCGTCTAGTGACGTACGTCAACTCATTATATTGACTTGAACCCTGTGCTGGAAGAATACCGCCACCGATAGGCATAGTTTATCTCCGTATATTAAAAAAAATATCCCCTGTTACTACTACTTATAGGCCGATTGGACGCGGATTTTTCCGCAATTCAGTCAACGCTTTTGCTGCTTCATCACGCGCACTTGCTACAGGATTTTTCCAGTATTTATTCAAGTCAAACTTGTTAATAGCACTTGGATTGTAACCAGTAGAAGTCGGAACAGCCGCTTGTTTCATCCATTGGAAGTATTCAGCAGCAGATTCGTGATTTGTAATACCTTTTTCAAGCATGATTTTTTCGACTTCTTCAACTTCAGCCTCATTACTAATCAAGTTTTTCTTGAGTAGGTTTTGACGGCGTTTGTTAAGCTCATCAACAGCATCACGCTCACGCAATCTAGCTTCCAGTTGCTCTACGCGAGAAGTTGATTCTTCTGCTCGGCGATGAGCATAGTCTTCAATTTCTAATTCTGGAATTGGCATATCTGGCTTAGCTTTTTTAGTTAAGCGCAGAAAGTCTTTGCGTGTGTTTGGATTTTCAGCCAATTGACGAGCAAGCAAAGCTAACTCATCACGGGCTTCTAAACTTAAATCTTCTAGTGACATATCTTATCCCCTTATCTAATTAGATAACTTTTTTGCCGCCGCTAGGTGGAACTAAAGTCATCTTGTTTTTTGGGCCAGTTTTACCAGCCGCATCAAGACCACCGAATTCTGAGAAGCGTGGTGTGTTTACGATTTGACCGTTTTGCTGATTGTTGTCAGTTGGGCGGCGTGGAGCGGCAGCGCCGCGTGGTTTAAATAAATCCATGATTTTTCCTTTACATAGGGGTTGGTGAAGGTGCAGCTGGAGGCATAGAGCCAGCCATGCCAGGTACAGCTGGCGCTTGTGCCATTGCCCTACCTTCAGGCGTTGCGCCACCAGCCTGTGGTAAGTTTTGTAGCAGATTGAGAATCTCAGACTGCTGCAATTCGTTTGTTTGATTTTTACGAGGGCCTAATAGACCAGAAAGTGATTTGATAACGCTTAAAATCTTTTGGCCTTCTTCAGAAGCGCTACCGAACATTGGTAGTGTTTGCTCAATTAAGTCCATTGCCATTCCGACATTGACCATTGCAGCTTCTTTTTTACCAGTTTTTGGTTCTGGCGTTGACATTGGAGATGCCATTGGAGGCACGCCTTCCTCTGACATACCCATTGGAGGCGTTGGAGGCGGAATATCAGAAGCGCCGCTTGCGCCGCCGCCTATTAATTCCATCAATCTATCTGAAGGTACAGCCATGACATCACCTTTTTAAGAATTAGTGCAATAAATAATACAATCAGTTTATGTTGTCAACATTATTGATAAAAAATTCTTATCAATCAAGTTAAATTTTTTTAGCGGCGAGTTTTACGGCCACGTTTTGAGCAAGTCATTACATTCTCCTACCTAGGTTACGATTACTTCTAGTTGTGGTCTGCGTAAAATTTCGCGGACTTTGCACCCTGTACTGAAGGCTTGCTGGCGCATCAGCACGGTTTAAATCTGTTTGTGTCATCAAGGGCTGGTCGGCTCTTGGTGCAATTTGCTGTTCCATTTTAAACCCCTTCTGGCGGTGCTTCACCACCTGGCATTGGCTCTGGCTGCATTGCCATTCTAGCTTCCTGCGCTTTGAGCCTGTCTAATAGCAATTGTTTCATTGGAGGCTCTAATAAGTCAATCAATGAAGCTCTGTCGATAGCTTGCGCTTTAAATAGATTAAATGCAAGGTCTCTTAAATCTTCAGTAAAGATTGGACTATTACTATGAGCATCAACCTTCACAACATAATCGTCTGTAAACTGTGCTGCAATAAATTTATTGCCATCATCATCTGTGAAGTGTTTATTATCGTACGCTTGCATTAGCTTCAAGTAAAGCGTTGCCACTTTTTCTAGTGCATCTTCAGTGATTAACGCACGTTTCTTCGCACGGCTAGAGCCTAAACGCGCCAATTGGCTTGCATGGCCTTGTGAGCGAACACCAGTTTCGCCACGGCCTGACAATACGTTTGAAATGCCTGACACTTCAGCGAACATAACGTCAATTTCACGAACTGAATCGTATAAATCGTTTGGAATGTTTGGCGGCAAGCGGTCAACCTTGGCATTTGGCATATCTGAAGCCAATAAACCACCAGCGCGGTTCAAAGCAAAGTTTTTCTCATCCAAAATGCCAGTAAAGCCAGAAATAGCTGTTGGCGGATTAACTTGACGCTCAAGCAACTCTAAAATCTCTTCAATACGTTTGTTACGCATTTGTTGTAAGAAGACTAAGCGCTGAACTTCTGATTGCCCCCAATAGTAATCGTATTGTGGGTCAGGACAAACTTGAATAAATGGCAACTCGCCTTTAAGGAAAACGCTTTCACCTGGGCGGTCATAAATCAAAACTTGTGGT